TTTTTTAAATATCATATGCATCCTGGACTTGCGGGTGTAGACAAATCAACTACAAGCACACATCATGGTAGCACAACAACACGAACAATTACAGAAAATACTGGGCCTGACGCGAATATTAATACTTCAGCTGCTCTTACTTATCCAGAAGAATTCGAAATTAAAATGTTAATTAATAGAGCTTCATCGAGGATGGGAACAAACCCCCCTTTATTTAATATTGGAAAATGTGTTATGGAATCCTTTAATGCAGATTATAGTACTTCCGGTGGCCCTGCCTTTTTTTCTGATGGTGGTGAACCAGTAACAACCACTATAAGTCTTGGATTTAAAGAAACAGTTCTTATGACTAAACAAATGATAAGAAAAGGATACTAATATGTCAGAATATTTTTCTAATTTTCCTAGAATACTCTATGATATTGAAGGTAAAAATTCTACTACTCCAGAGCATATTGTTGCAGTAAATCTTATGATTCGACAAAAATTTAGGGATGCTATTAAGGAAGAAATTTCTATGTATTATCCCTATGTCATTCCAGAGGAAATGAGCAGGCCAGATGTTCTTGCATTTAATATCTATGGTGATGTAAAATATACATGGACTATTTTTATGGTTAATAATATACTTGATCCTTATTGGGAATGGCCTATGGATAGTAAGAACTTTGGAATGTATTTAAGTAATAAGTATGGTTCAGTTGACACATCAAAGATTACTCTTCATCATTATGAACAAATTATTCATTCTAGAACAGAAGTAACAGGAACTGCAGACTCAATTCCAGAGAGAGCAGTAGAAATAGATTATACTACTTATCGCGCGGTGGGGGAAGATAATAGAAAAATAGTATACGCGTATGAATATGAAGTTGATAAAAATGAAGCAAACCGTTCAATTAGTCTTGTTGATGCATCATATATTTCTGGTGTATTGGATGAGACAAGACAATTATTTAGATAATAATAATGGCAGGAACTTTAACAGATAAGGAAAGAAAGTCCGCTTATAACCCTAAAACGCCAGGAATGTTTCCTGGTGATTATAAGGTTACAAAGTGTAGACTTATCTCTCCGACTAGGGGCGCGGATAATCCAATAGACCTTCAAAAAGATGCTTCAGCATGGCAAGAAATTAATTTTTATGAGGACTTGTATAGTCCTATAGTTTCTGGAGATATTACAATTCAAGATGGGGTTGGATTGATTGAATCTGTTCCTATTGTTGGAGAAGAGGTTTTAGAAATATCTATGGCTACGGCTGGCGCCGTACCATCACCAATAGGAAGTCCTGCAGGATCTGAAGCTGATATTGATGTTAAGGATTTACCAAATTTAATTATTAATAGATTTAGGATTTATAAAGTTGATCCACCAGTAAAAATTAATGACAATTTTCGGTCGGTTAAATTATATTTTGTGTCTGATGCTCAAATTACAAACATGATGGTAAAGGTTCAAAAGACTTATCCAACCGCAGAATTAACATCTTATAAAAAACCAGAAAATCCCTTAGAGGATAAGACATATACTATTGCAGATATGGTGAGGGATATTTTTTATGATGCATTTTTAGGAAAGAAAAAACCAGCAAATCATCGACCAACATCTAAGAATTTATTAGTGGAACCGACTAAGGGAGTTTATTCAGCATGTATTCCTAATTGGACTCCATTTAAGGCTATCAATTTTTTAGCCACTAGAGCCCTATCAGCCAATCCTTATTCTAAAGGTGCTAATTTTGTATTTTATGAAACTCTAAAGGGATTCAGATTTGTAGCTATTGAAACACTTATGCAGGGTGGATTTCGAGGATATAAGATGACGCAAGATTTTCCTACAAAGTTTAAACATTATAATACTTATAAAACTGAAAGTGATGCGGGGGGAGCAAACACCGCCTTTATACCAGTTTATGATGGAGGCTCAGAACCTGGGGCAGAACCATTTACTCCTCTTATTGGAACAGCGGGTAAAAAACCATTTGTTGCAGTATATGTTCACAGGCCTGGAAATTTAGATACTGTAAGTGAAGCAGAAAAAAGATATTCCGTTACAGAGTTTCATGTTGTACATACTTTTGATACAGTAAGAAATCTTGGACTTGGAATGTATGCTAATAGAGTTCTTACTCATGATTTAGTTCGGATGAAATGGTCAAAAAATGATTTTCATTATGTAAACCCTGAAGAGACAATAAGTTTTGTTGACGCGACTACTGGTGCAGAAACTATACGGCCCAATCCAGATAAACCAGCTAAAGAAGAGAATACTTCAGAAGATGATTTTTTCAAGGCAGACCCAGGCAAAGTGTGTTCAAATGCAGCAGATATGCTTGGAAAGCCAGAAACTTATACTTCCCTTTATCCATCAAATAAGGGAATATATTTTAAATTTGCAAAGGGAATTAGGTCTACGGCATTCATTGATAAAGAAGGAGATCTTTCTCCAGGTGGAGATTTTGAAGCACAGACTGTACATGGTGGACCTCCATCAGATAATCCAAAAGAAACAGAAAAAAGAGTTGAAGAATGGTTAGGACAAAGAACTTCACAAAAAAGACAATTAGAAACTATTAAACTTCAATTTAGTGTACCAGGCGATTCAGCAAGAGAGGTGGGAGATTTAATATGGTTTCAATATCCATCAGAAAATCCAGAACCAATGTTGGGAAACAAGCCTGTAGAACCTCATAAGTATTATAGTGGAAAGTATTTAATTACAGCATTAAAGCATAAACTTACGGGTTCAGAATATACTATCCACATTGAAGCAATTAAGGATGGATACAGGTCTCAAATTTCACCCAATTTTGGCTTGGTAAATCCAGTGATACAATCCCCAGATGGAGTAGGAGTGGCGAGTGGCAACTAATTTTATGGGAAAAGATGGGTTTATCTGGTGGCAAGGAGTTGTTGAAGACCGCCATGACCCACTCTTTTTAGGTAGATGTAGAGTCAGAATTCTTGGATGGCATACTGAAAATAAATCTGAAATGCCAACGGAGTCTCTTCCTTGGTCATTTCCAATTCAACCAATTACATCAGCGGCACAAACTGGAGTAGGAACCAGCCCAACTGGTCCAGTAGAAGGAACGTGGGTTGTTGGATTTTTTAGAGATGGAGATGCTGCACAAGAACCAGTTTTCTTTGGTACTCTTGGTGGAATTCCAGAAGACCAAGCACCAGACCCTTCTAAACAAATAGGATTTGCGGACCCAAGAATAGAAAAACCAGATGAAGAACACCCATATGTTTTATCCAACAAAAGGCTCTTGTCTTATGATGTAGATGCAGATGCGAGAGTTCCTAGAGCTCCAAAACTTGTTAGTCATTTTTCTGGTGCAGATAAAATTGATGTAACAAAAGAATCTACAAAAAATGAAACAACTAAAATAATGTCAGGGATTATGGGGGATAATCCACAAATTCAAGTTGTAGTAGAAGAGCATGGAAGTCGGTCAGCATATCCAGACATAAACTTCATGTATGAACCAACTACTCCACGTTCTGCTCGGGGTATCTATGGTAATTTTAATGAGGTATCCGGCCCACTTAGTAAGTATGGACTCATCAATCAAAAGAAGAAATGGAGACAAGCACTTGGTGCAGGGTTTGGTGTAGCAGAAAACACTAAAGATAAATGGAATGAACCAGATCCAGAGGCAATGTATGGAGCAAGATATCCATACAATCATGTAACACAATCAGAGAGCGGTCATCTTATTGAAATGGATGACACTCCGAGTAAGGAAAGATTACATTGGTATCATAGGTCAGGAACATTTACAGAAATAGGTTCTCTTGGTCACAGAATTACTAAGGTGGTTAGTGAAGACTTTAAGATTAATCTTATGAATGATTATCATAGGGTAGTTGGAAGTAAGTATGAGAACATTGCTGGGAAATTAGATATTGTTTCTCAGAAATATTTTCATAAGGTAAAATCTGGTGTGTTTAAAGTGGAGGCTCAGGGAGATATTATATTTGACAATCCTACTGCGGATTTTACAGTCAATTCTAGGGGTATTACTCTTGATGCAGCTGGTGGTGCTATTGTCATAAAAGGAAGAAGTATTTCTATTGAAAAGGCGACAGCTGCAAGTACTGAAAATACTAAAGGGAGTGAAACTAAGAAAGTAGGAGGAAAATATTCTTTACGTTCTGGATCTATGGCTTTGTCTTCTAGAGGAACTTCTGGAATTACTTCAGGTGGTGCTATCAATTTTACTGCTACTGATAATATTCAAGAATCTGTAATGAATTTGGTAGGTGGGGTGATGGGAGCTCCAGCCCGCTCATTCAAAGCTGCGTTTGGAGATATTTTATTTGAAACTACTCTTTTAGGGGGAGTTGATTTAAATGTTGGACCTGCGGGATTATTAGGATCTATTTCAATAAGTAAACTTGGAGAAATTACAATAAAGGGTGCTGGTGGATTATCAGAAATAACTTTAGGGTTTACGGGAATTGAATTATCATATATGGGATTGTCAACCATATCACTGGGACCTAGTGGAGTAGAGGTTTCTGGATTGAAAGCTACAGTGTCAGGAACGGTTTCTGCTGCACTTGAAGGTGTGACAGCAAGTGTAAAGGGAACTGCTACAACAAAGGTGGAGGGAGCTTTAGCAAATCTTGAAGCATCTGGAATAGCAACCGTTAAAGGTTCAGTAACAATGATTGGATAAAGGAAAATATTATGGGTGTACCAGTAGTGGTATTTGTAACAGCAAATTCAAATGATTCAAATACTGCCAATAGTTATGGTAAGGATCATTATGGTGAAGTATTTAATGACAAGGTTCCTCAATCTGGGAAATATGGAACTGACTCATCAACTCCTGAGGATTTGCGTGGAGAATTTCAAGTAGATGTATATAACTTGGAAAGGTCCATAACTGGTGTACAACATTTATATTCAAATGGTGATCCAATTGTTGGTTCTACCGTTTATAGTACTGCATATTCTACTCGGTCTACTTTAGGCACTTTCCCATTAGGAGGAGGTGGATTTGAACAAATGGAATTTAATACTGGAGATAATACCTCATCTATTTCGGGTCAAACATCTGGAGCTGGAACGTTTCATAATTATGTAGCATTTGCTAATACTGGAAATGGGAATAATATTAGTTATAGTGTAACTGGTGTGATAAATCCTACTGGTTCAGCAGGTACTTCACATGGGCCGACTACGGCATATAATAGTTCTACACCTTTTGCGAATATTGAATTTGATTGTTCACATACATCATGTTCATTGAAAGCATCATCTGGAATTATAGTTTGGACACCAACTGCGGGTGGAGGTCATGGGGGCTCAGCTGGTACGGCTCTTGCTAATAATGTAACTAAGGGAATTTTTGCTCCGGAGTATGTGGATACCTACAATCAAGAGCAGGAAAACTGGACGCATACTTTTTCACCTATAAACAGTGAGTCGCGAGGTGGAGGGTACACTCGGGCGGGATTCTTAGAGAGAGCGTGGAGTTCAAACGGCGCAGGAGAACTTACCACTTATACTGGTTATTATGGTGGCAGAGCTGAAATGTGGTATCCAGGATTATCATATTCAAATGAAACCCCTAGCGGAAGTATGGTAGAGTCTCATAGAGGCTCAATAATTTTTAAGGTTATGCCAGATACAGAACACACTATGACAGCAAATATGGTTACAACTACTGTAGGAGTATCAAGTATATCAGTTAGTGCGCATGGTTCTAGTATAGGTTCTAGTGGACCACAATCGGGTTCTCCTACATCATCTGGAGCCCCAATTGCTACACACTCACGGGTAACTGTTACTACTAGTGCTGCACATAAAATGACAGATACACAGAATCAAGTAGTAATTGCTGGAGGAACAAATATTACTCATGTAAATGGGTTATGGAATGTAGCAACAGTTCCTTCTACAACTTCATTTACCTATGATGTTCCATATAGTTCAGCCAGCACGACTTCTGTTACTGGAACTCTTACTTGTGTGACTTTTGATGGAATTGATAAAACAGGTGCAATAGTAAAATCTGGGTCTAGTGTAGTAGGAGAAATTGTACATGGAGGCAATGCTGGAAATAATAAAGTTATTTTAAGGGGGGATGTAAGTCTTAGTGGATCTCATACTATTCATTCTAATTCTACATCTACTTCAATAGCGACAGTTAATTTTACTGGAAGTCGAACATATAAATCAATGTTTCATGATGCTGGATTAGAATTAAATGAGACTACTGGAGCGATTACCAGTAATGGAACTTTTGATGGAATTAATGATAAAGGACTAAAACAATTAGATGGTTATTTTCCTAAGTATAAGAATGGGAGAGATTATGCAGTTAATCAAACAAAAACGGATGGTACAATTTCACAAGCTCCTATTGCAGTAGGGGCTGATTCAGATATTGTAACTATTCATGGGGGTGATGGTGAACTTCCAAGTTCTGTATTTTTTAAATCTGTAATTTATGCAAATGGACATACAGCGAATGTAAAATATGCGACAGCATTAGGAAATTCTAGTGTTAAACCTTCTGTTTCAGTGGAGAATATCGCAACGATTTCAGGTCCTGATGAAGGAGCTGCTGGAGAAACATATTCATTAACTTATAATGATATACAGTTTCCGACACCAAATACTTCTTCATATTGGGCGCTGAAACGGGCAGACAGTTTGAGAATTATTGATCCTGATGACACTAGTTCTTCACCAGATATTTTAACATATGTGTCAACTGCTCAAATGTTTTATACACCAGTTCATTTTACAATAAGAGCGATGAAAAATTCTTCTCATTCTCCAACTGGTAGTTCAACTAAGACTATTAGTGGTTGGGGAACATATGAAAATGGAGAACACAATTATGTAGATGGAAGACTATACTTAAAGGTTTATAATAATACAGATGCGGATAGAGATGGTATAATAACAGTTTATGGAGATGCTAATAATGCAGACTCTGCCACGTCTGATAATTTTAATAGAAATGAAACCGCAAAAAAGATAGACAATGTTGCGGTGACTAATGAAGAATTTTTACAAAACAACTACTCTAACGGGAATTTTACCGTTATTAGTTCAGTTTAAAGGAGAATATTATGACAATGCCCGCATCAGTATCAGGAGATATGTCTTTAGGACATACAGGATTTAGCCCATCTCCTATTATACCAACAACTGCTACAGTTCTTGTAATGAATATGCCACCTCATGTTATGGGGGATATGATTGGACCTCATGTACTTGGAACTTCAGTTCATCCTGGTAGTATTATACAGACTTCCACTAAAGTTTTTTTTGCAAACAAGGGGGCGGCACGATTAATGGACAAGGGGAATTGCGGTGCGATGTTGATGGGATCTGGTAGTACAGTATTAATATCATAGGAGAATAATATGGCTTTAGAGTGGCAAAAACCAGGAGAATCTAAACCAGAAATGGTTAAGACATTAGAGGACCTTAAAGATGCAGCACATGAGGCAATTCGAGAACTAAAAGAAAGAAGAAAAAGGTTAAAGGAAAAACTCTCAGAGGACAAAGATGGCGAAATGGGAAAGTAAAACTCTAGCTGAAAGTGGTATTATAAAAGCAGTAGGAGAACAAGCTACTTCTGCTATTAATACTGTTAATTCTGTACTAGAATTAATTTCTGGTGGAGCAGAAATAGCAAAGAAGTTTCTTACTGCTTTAGGAAATCCTATGGCTGCAGCAATAGCTGCGCTTGCTGATCAAATAATTGCCGCTCTTAATGATTATAAAGAATTGGGATTTTTTGCTCTAGTTATCAATCCATTTGATGAAAATTATGGGGGGAAAATTAAAGGAGAATATGGACTTGAAATGGTTACAGATGATAATGGGAATCCATATTTTAAATCTAGTCAAGTAATGAATCCTGATTCTCCATTTGATGGATTTACATTTACTGTAAGTGAGAACTATAGAGAGACTTTAAATCTTGAAAATTTAACAGCTGCAGAAGGTGGTCCTTGGAGAGATAGATTAGGAAGAAGTAAAGAAATGGAGGGGTTTGTTCCACCAATTCCAAAAATTGTTACACCACCTAAATTTGTTCTTGGTGGATATGACCCCGCTACATGGACAGGAACTATTCAATCAGTAGATACTTTTCCTTCTCTTCCTGCTCCTGATTGTATAAAATTAATGGCAGACTCATTTGATGATGAGGGGGATATCCCAAAATATGAAGTTATTAATAAAACAGAACCTATTTCTAAGGGTCCATTTACAGAGGGTGGAGGAGCAGTTTCTACTTATGATCCCCTTAAAGATTATACTATTCCTCTTTTTAAATCCGCAAATACACAACTAACAACCGCAGAAAGAGTCCCATTAACCAGACAGATTCAATCTGGTAGACCGAATTATTTGGGAAGTCCAGGAGTTAAAGTTTCAGCTCTTGCTATTGTAGTTGCAGCTTCTGATTTCCAAGAATTTATCGATGCATTTAAATCTTTGGGTAGTTTCTTAGGGAAAGGTGTTCCAGATTTAAGTAAAATAACAGATGCACTTGAAGACTTATTGACTCCTGACCCTATTGCTCTTACGATTGAAGTTAATACAACTTATGGAACATTTGCAGAAGGGGATGTTATTAAAGGAGATGATTCAGGAACAGTAGGAAAGGTTTCAAAAGTTATAAGTGCGGAAGCTTCTATTAGAACTAGAACAATTTATACTTTACAAAATGATGAATTTGGGGATCTTAATAAAATAGTTAAAGAAGTAATTGATACTAATAATCCTGTCATTTGGGAGGATACAAAAATAGAATATCAACCCCTTTGGGATCCGACAAATCGTTTTATTCCTGGAGAAAAGGTATATCAAGCAGAAGAAAAAGTTAGAGACAATCCAGATGGGACATCGACAAAATATTATAGAATTATAGGAAGTCAATATAAGAATAATGTACTTGGAATGAATTTTGGCAGAGCTGATTTTACTAGTGAAGATTCTCTTCCAAAATATGGACACATTAAGGGAATAGATGCAATTGCCCCAAATTCAATTCCACCAGATTTCTTTTCTATTAAAGCGGCGGAATTGGTTCCTGGATATACTGATTTCTTTGATGGTCTTATAGAAATGGCTAATGGTCTAAAAGGATTTGCTGTAGAGACTTCAGAGTTTATAGATGCATTAATTGATGTTATAGATGACTTGATTGAATTCTTTGAAGAGTTGGTGGCTAAGATTACTGCTTTCTTAGAATTTTTCACAAAAGGACTTCCACCAACTGGAATTTATATGCTTGGAATTACTACTACTGCTGGCAATGATGCAATAAAGACTGCATTAACAAGTTCAGACAATTCACCTCCTGAATCATTGAAATATAGTGGTGGAGTTCTTTTGGTATCAGTTGAAATTAATGGGGTTGACCCCTTGGTTACTTTTGGGGGGTTATTAGGATTAGATTTTGAATCAGTTGGATAGACTAACTAAATAAATACAATAGAGGAAAAATGCCTACTTATACTAAAGGATTTAAGGACATAGATTTAGATTTTACTGCTAACCCCGTTACTGGAGATGTGGTTACAGTTAAAGATTCTGTGTCAGTAAAAAGAGGAATTAAAAACATTCTTCTGACAGAAGAAGGTGAAAGACTCATGCAACCAGAACTTGGTTCTGGTATTAGAAATATGCTTTTTGAGCAGATGACAGATCTCAATGCTCAAAGATTAGAGACTGAAATAGTATCAGCGATTGAAGCATGGGAAGCAAGAGCTCGAATTATAGCAATTGTTGTTACACCAGAAGAAGAATATAATCGCTACAGGGTTGCCGTTACTTTTAGAATTATTAATGAACTTGAGGAGCAAGAACTGGAGCTATTTCTACAAAGAGAGAGATAACAGAATATGTCTGATGTTGCTTCAAAACTCAAAGTATCTGAATTAGATTTTGATACTATAAAAACTAATCTAAAAAACTTCCTGAGTGATCAAAATGAATTATCTGACTACAACTTTGATGGGTCAGCTATGTCTGTCCTTTTGGACTTGCTTGCCTATAATACACATTACAATGCATTTTATTTGAACATGATTGTAAATGAGATGTTTCTTGATACAGCATCTATTCGCAATTCTGTAGTATCAAGAGCAAAACATCTTGGCTATACTCCATTATCTGTTAGGGGAGCAAAGGCTTATGTGGATCTTACAATTACTCCAGCAGATACTCCCGCAACCATTGTTGTTGAAAAAGATACACAATTTTCATCTACGATAAATGGAATTAGTTATATATTTGCTACAGCTAATTCTACTACAGTTAATGTAAATTCTAATGGAGTATACACTACAGCAAATGTAGAGTTGTCACAAGGCATTCCACTTACTCATCGTTATACAGCAAATACTCAAGATCCTGACCAGAAATTTGTGTTACCAAATGCTAACACAGATACTAGTACTCTAACAGTAAGAATACAAACTTCAGCTACAAGTTCAAATCTTTATGCTTATGCTCTTGCAAATGATACAACAACAGTCAACTCTACAGCTAATACATATTGGTTAGAAGAATCTGAAGATGGAAAATATGAGGTAGTATTCGGAGATGGGGTTGTTGGTAGGAAGCCAATTACTGGTAATATTGTTTTACTTTCCTCATTGGTTGCGGATTCTACAGAAACTAATGGAGCAAAAACCTTTTCTGCAGTTAGCGATGTTGGTGGATATTCTAATGTAGCAATTTCTACAAGAACAGTAGCATCTGGTGGTTCAGATAGAGATTCAATTTCTAAAATTAAGTTTAATGCACCAAGAAATTATCAAGCACAAAATAGAGCAGTAACTATTAATGATTATATAAGAATTTTACAAAGAGATTATCCTGCTGCTGAATCTGTTATTGCATGGGGTGGAGAAACAAGTGACCCGCCAGTTTATGGGAAGGTATATATTGCGATAAAGCCTGCATCTGGACTTACTCTTTCTACTGCGACAAAAAATTATATTAAAGATACAGTTCTTGGAAAAAGAAATGTAGTTTCTATTACTCCAGAAATTCAAAATCCAGATTATATGTATGTGACAATAGATTCAACTGTTAAATATGACTCTACAAAAACTACAAAATCTGCTGAAACGATTAAATCAACAATTTCAAATACCATATATCAATATGGAGTAGATAATCTTGAGAATTTCTCGAATGAATTTAGGTATTCTCCTATGGTGAAAAAAATTGATGAAACTGAATCATCTATTGAAAGTAGCTTAACAACAGTAAAACTTAAACGGTCTTTTACTCCAACTTTAAATGTTGCTTTATCTTATACCTTAAATTATTCTAATGAACTTTTTCAAATTGCAGGAGCGGCATCAATTTCTAGCACCCAGTTTTCTCATAGAGATGATAGCGAGGTGTTAAGAACAGGTTGTTCTTTACAAGATTCTAATGGGATAATGCAGGTTTATAGAACTGTTGGAGCATCCAGGGTTACTGTTGCAAATAATGTTGGATCTGTAACGTATGGTTCTGGAAAAGTAGCACTTACAACTTTTGCTCCAGTGGTTATTTCAGATGGCTCAGCAAATGTAGCGATTACAGTTACTTTAGCATCTAGTGATGTTACTCCAATTAGAGATCAGATTCTTCTTATTTCAAATTCTGATATTACAATTGCTATGGTTGATACTGCGGGAACAGGAACTGACACTTCTGTAAGTTCTACTTCCGCTAGTGGTTCTACTACTGGTGGTTCAGCTGGAAGTGGTGGAGCGGGGAGTAGCTACTAATGCAATCTGATGGTGGAGTTCTTTATACTCAAATAGAAGGTCAACTCCCTTCATTTATACAAACCAATCATAGCAAATTTACTACGTTTGTTGAGAAGTATTATGAATTTCTTGAACTCAATCTCCTTACCTTTACTGATCTTGATCTTAATGAAGATAAACCAGTACAAGAAAGTGCTGATGTAACTTATGTAGTTTCAGTTACCACAGGTAATAATGATTTTAGTGCTAACACCAACAAATTTTATCTTGATGGAACGGTTTCTCCAGACGTTACCATAGACCCCACTAAGAAAACTATTTTTGACCAAGGTGATATTTCACTTCTTACTCATACTTTAAAAATATCTGACACTCCAGATGGAATTTGGGGAGTTGGTGGGGAAGAAAATGCCAATACTGAAGTAACATATTTTTCTGGAATACAGGAAATTCTCTTTAAAGATGAAGCTGAAAATTCTTTAGTAAGTGAAGATGCTGTTCCTTTTTGTGCTGAGCTTGTTGATGTAGCAAGAACTATTATTGAACCCAATCCAGATAATGCAGGAAAAACCTTTTATTATTATTGTAATACACATTCTGGAATGGGTGGTTCTATTGTCTTTTCTAATACATCTTCTTATATTTCTCTTGAGAATGGAAATACTGCAGTTGGTAATACTAATTTAAATTATATTGATTATGAAAATCCAAACAGACAAGGTGAACAATTCCTTAGTGGTGAAACAATTGAGGGAGCAAATTCTGGTGCACAGGGAGTTGTTAGAGGTAAGTATTCCACAACACAAGCATATATCCAAGAAACTAATAATGGGGCATTTCAAGTTGGTGAAACAATTTCTGGATTGGAATCTAGAGTTACTGCGAATGTTAGTTCTTATACCAGACAACCAATTAATGCATCAAGAAATGTTAAATCTTTCCAAGATGTTGATAAGGCACCATTAGGATTTGTTGAACTTTTCCGCAAGGAGTTTTTACCAGGACTTCCTGCGGATATGCTTTCTAGAAAGCAAGACGCTCTTAAACATATTAAAGATTTCTATAGAGCGAAGGGAAATGAAGATTCTTTTAGATATATTTTCAGACTTCTTTACGCAAAAGAAGATATATCTTTTTATTATCCTAGTACTGATATTTTACGATTGTCTGATGGTAGATGGACTCTCGACAAATCAGTTAAGATAGCAACCTCTCTTGCTAATAATATTGGAGTTTTTGTTG